ACACTCTTCGAATCAGATGTATTATCGAATATATTACCGTATGTTTTATGTAATATAACGGCAATAACACACGCTATGCCGATTATTGCACAAATAATGAAAAAAGGTGTCATCTTTTAAATTAAAAGATATTTAGACTTTTATCGCTCAGACTATTTATTCTAATAATTTCCAATTTGCGTTGAATATTTAATAATTCTCGATCTTCTACACAATTCGAATTTTGCACGTCGAAGCGTTTAATATGTATACACATATCAGGTTGACCGTGATATACTTCGTTGTTATCGTCTATAATGTATGTATTATTGATATCATAATTCATGGGAAACGTTGTGTTTAACATTTCTAGTTTTTTTTGACAACTACACGCGCGTTTTGATTCTCTACAATGATCTGAAAACAATATATAATCTAAACTGCGATCTGAATGATTGCCGATTATAATATTTTTAACGATATACATCGCATATAGTTTACTAGCGGCGGTCCAAACACTAACCGTAAAATTTGAAAATAACCACGTAAGAAATTCTTGCAAGTACGGTCTTTCAAATATTTTATATTCATCCTCCATGTCAATCCAATTTAAATTACGTTGACAATTCGTAACCGCTTCTATTCCCATCTTGGTTTCTTCATTAGCGTCTATCGCAGATATCAAAGTATTATCTAAATCCAATACGACATTGATACGTTTTGTAACGCGTTGTTTCATATCTTTTTAAAATTAACAATATGAATTTACTATACGTAAAACGACACAACGATTTATCATAATGAATACGACACTTCCAGAATTATATTCGATCGCTGCAAACGGTAGCGTAAGATGTTGGAAAATAAATGTATACGACGGGTGGTATACAATAGAATACGGTATAAAAGGTGGAAAACTAATATCCGCAACTAGAAAATGCACGATTAAAAACATTGGTAAATCTAACGAAACAACGTTATACGATCAAGCTTTAGCAGAAGCTAAAAGTAAATGGAACAAAAAAAAAGACGAGGGATATTTTACGACTACGCCTACTACCGCTGCAATACGTAGACGTTCGGTGCTACCGATGTTGGCACAAAAATATAATCCGAATGAACCAACTATTACATTTCCCTGTTACGTGCAACCTAAACTAGACGGTATACGAGCGTTATATTACGGCGGGGCATTGTGGTCTCGTACAGGAAAATTATTTACCGAGTTAAAACATATAACCGATCAACTGACCGACGTAAAAGCTATATTAGATGGTGAATTATATTCTCACGAATTGACGTTTCAAGAAATAACGTCTGCCGTTAAACGTAAATCAGATAATACTCTAAAACTAATTTATATAGTATACGATACCGTAAACGAACATAATTTTCCAGACAGATTTCATGAAATAGAAGTTAACATTTGTAATAAAAATAGACCTAATATTAAAATATTAAAACCTAGTATATGCGATAATCAACATCGAGTTAACCAGTATTTAACTCGTGCGTTAGAAGACGGATACGAAGGATTAATGTTACGAAATATCATCGGACCTTACGTTGAAAAATACAGATCAAAGAATTTACAAAAATATAAAACATTTTTGGATCAAGAATTTAAAATCGTCGACTTTACAGAAGGAGAAGGTACCGAAAAGGGTTTGATTATATTTAAATGCGCGTGTACTAATGGTACCATATTTTCCGTACGCCCTATCGGTACCCACGAAGTTAGACACGCCATGTATTTAAAAGGCGACGAGTATATAGGATCGTATTTAACTGTAAAATATCAAGAATTAACCGATGGAGGTGTTCCAAGATTTCCCGTCGGAGTCACGATTAGAAATTACGAATAAATATAAATCAAAGTTTATATCATATGTGATATAAACTTGTTTCGGTAATTATCGTATGCTATTCAATACCTTTTTTTGAATCCAAGTTTAAAAGATGTTTTGGTTATTTTACTTTATATGTACGATACCGCACATATTAGCGGCGCCAACGTATTTTACCATCTGGTTAAACAATGGAAATAAATTAACACCATTTCTTCCACAACTTAAAGATCAAAACGCAAGATTTAACGATGTATTGATCGTTGATGACGCTGTTAAACCATTTGTAACCGATCATTCGCGGGTCTTACTAGACAAACCTTTGTTCGAAAAAGCACGCACCAATCATCCGTCGCTTGCTCAAAAAGTATCTAGTATGGAAAGCGTATACGATCGAATTAAATTAGCTAACCCAGCAGCGGCATCTGATATATTACGAGTTGTAAGTTTTTTGGGATTAGACGGTAACGAATTCGTATACCACGATGTAGATGTTAAAATTCAAAATGCATTTACCGGATCTCTTTCACAGCCAATGTCATCCGCTATGATTGGTACGCGCAACATGAACCATTTAAGTAAAAACTGGGAATTACGAGCGATATTGTATCCTACGCAAGATGCAAATTTAATGGGAGCAAATATTAACACAGATTTAATCTGCGTTAGTAAATCCGAAGCGATTGATATATTAACTGAATATATCGAAAAGGTATGTACTTATTTTGACAATAGTTTAACTAAAGAATTTATTTCATCGACCGGTAGACGCACCACGCTACAAGACATCGTAACAACATCTTCCGACGAAACGTTTACTCTTGTAGATATTAACGAATATATGTATATCGTTGGTCATGACACGCCAAACTCTTTGGAAACGCGTAACGAATTTACAGCAGGGCTATCGCGAAAAGCCATTCAAATGAAATTTACGTTTGCAGCTTCGATTTACCAATACGAGAGCGTTCTTCAGCGAATCTTTAATACAAAATACCTCGTTCCGCTTCCGCCGCAGGATGAAGACGATCCGTATGCTATCGCTGAGCGAAGATTTAAACTTAGTAATTTAGAGCTTAGAGGAGATTCACAGGGTGTAATAAATTTTATACTAGATTATATCGCAGATCCCATCGTATTCGGAGCAGTCACGCGTAAAAATACTATCGATTGGCAAGGCGACTCTAGCGGTGTTGTTGGAGATGTTGAAACGTTAGATGCCGAGCCGATCGAACCCGAAGCTAGCGATACCGAAGATTACTCCGACTACGAAGAATACGACGAAAATGCAGATTTACGCGCGCTGGACGAAAACGCTATAGATATCGGTTCTTTAAATATGTTTTGCGGAACTAAACGCAAACGTTCGCTCGGTTCGATATGTAACCGAGACGATCCAGACAAATATACTATGACAGAAGACGCTATAATGTTTGATGGCAAAGAAGTAACTTTTGTATCTCGATTCGTTTACCTTCGCGATAAATATAAACGTTACAAATACACGGCGATAGATTCTGTGAAACGTAAATTAACGACTCTCAAATCACAATTAACGGCGAATATAGAACGAATTCTACGTCTTCCAAGCGGACGACAAGCGATGTACAATTTGCGTAATCAATATATGAAACTAGAAGATCCGATTCGTATAGAGCGTAATTATAAAGTGATTCATGGAACTTCTTCACCATTAATACGAAGATTTAACAGAATGAAATTTGCAGTGGGATACGCAACAATGCTAGCGTTCAGCACGCAGTTTTTAGCACATTCTATTTATTCGAACGAAGACATTGCGCATAAAATAGCTTTAGGTACTATAGGAACTGCAGGCTTAACCGAACTGGGGTATAAATCGGCGACGGGTATCGCCCGATTATTCGGTAAATCGCTTTCTGTCGCGGCCGCCGTTAATATAGGCAGAATATTCAAAACCTTAAACGTCGCAACGGCGATATATTTCTTGGTCGATTCGTCTATTGTACTATCAAAAAATCCGCATGACTTGAAAGCGTGGTACTGGCTGTCTAGATCTATTACTTTATTTACGCCTCTCAATAAATTTTTTATTCCGATAGATATTACGCTCATCGTGACGAAGCAAATTATATCCGCTTCTTGGAGTTTGGCGATTGTTCAAAATAATATATTATTAACGCGGGCAGAAAGAACGCATTTTCACGCACTAAGCTTTTTCGGAGTATCGACGGCATGGACTTCTAATGTTCAAAACGGTGGAATTTTTAAGGCTAATGTCGTAAATCCAACAGTGAATAAACTTAGAAGTCTCATGACTGACGCGTATGGTGTCGTGGGCTATCCTACTACTACTATATGTAAAACGACCGAACGCGTAATTTATAACAATTACAACGACTATTACACAGATCTTAAAACAACGAGACTAATTTCTCTACCTACTATAAGAGATAGTTTATCACCCGCTCGTATGCGAATGTGTCTTGCGGACGTTGAAACTCAATGCGCGCCTCAGGAACTTACAGGTTGGGAATGGTTTGTAGCCGTTATAGCGCAAACATCACGAGTCAGACACAGGGGTGCTGATTTTGGAGTCGGGTGCGTATTGCTGGATGGCACGACACTTACAGGACCCGCGTGTGGACAAATCGAACGTATGAGACAAGATTTAAGAAACCGAGAAAAGATATTCGTAGTATTGGCCGGATCAACCGAGTACGTACTTCCATTCGTCAATCCGGAAGATTACGATTTTAATTTCATAAGCGTTGCAAACGGTACGGTTATAGATGCATCATCATCCGAATGTCAAGACATGTTGAAATGGAATAAAATTGTAGCTCCTTACATTCTCGTAAATCCGCGTAAACACGGTGGGCGTATAGATTATCTCGGAATTCCGGCGTCTGAATCTACCAATACAGCGATGACTACTATAGATAATTATCCCGCACGCGTATACGTGTATAAACCAAACAAAAACAATAAGCGTAATCATATAACCGTGTCTGTGTCAAACTCTTACGACAACGAGTTTATAATAATGGAAATTGAAGACTATTGGAGACTAGAAGGAAAAAATAAATTGATCGTAAGACCTACTAATTTATCAGTTTTAATCGCAGACGATTATGTATTGATAAATAATATGACTACCGTGATAAATTCTACGATCGTCAGCATTGCGGACTCGACGATCGTAGTAACCACGAATCAAACTGCACCCGTTTTACATCTTACTACGTGCTCGATTGCAATCCGCGAAAATGCAATCGTTACATTATCTGGCCGCGATAATGCGATTAAAGTAGACAAATTCGCAATGGCTAATATTCATATTACGGGAGGTCGCACTAATATAACCGTCGATTCGTTTGCGAGTGTTGTGTTGACCGTAACAGACGTAAACGCAATAGTTACTCTTAACGCGAGTCATTTATCTAAAATCGTCGTGTTTGGGTTGTCGGCGGATTGGACGATAAACAAATCGATAAATAATAATTCGATAACGATCGATAATAAAATCGTATTAGTTTCGGGGTCGGTAATATTAAAGTTTCAAAACTGTTCTGTTATAATTTCCGTAGAATCCGATCGCGAAACTGTGATATGCACGGGCGAAACGAATGATAGTATATTAAATAAGCTGGTAAATCCAATAGTTATATCCGTACGAAACGAAACCATATTAGAACATATTCGCGGTAATTTTACGGTACCCACATTCAAGAACTCATTTATAGCAGACGCGTATACTAATGTCACTATTCCATACCAATGTAGTAAAAAATTAAATTTCTATGGAGCGAATATTACGGTTTCGAATATGATGACGTGTGAAGTAATGGGAAACTGTACAACGATGGCTCATATTAACTGCACGGATACGATAACGGTGTGCGTGTATTAAGTTCCTTTAATAAATCGTGCGCGTGGCATGGTTAAAGAATACGTATGTATGTCAAAACCTTCGACTTTCAAGTTATAGGTCCAGCCATACGTATTCTTTAGCCCGAATTCATCTGTTTCAATACCACTCTAATGTCTATACTAAATTTAGTATAGACATTAAAATGACACATCTTCAAAAATCTATAGCTCTTAAAGCATCGTTAATTCCGAGCGTGTATTCTAGTCCTCCAATGGTATATCCGTACGACACTCGTGGAATGTTTCGTAGCGAATATTTTCCTTTGCCACAGGCGCGTTATGCGGGATATAAACCCGAATTAAAATTTAATTATCGGATTAAAACGCAACCTTTATTTAGTCTTCCAGACGGTTGTTTCGAAACAGCGCCATCCACTAATTTTCCGTGTTGGGAAAGTGGATTCGGATGTCAGACGCCTCCGTGTACTAGAACGTACGGCTCTTCGGCGTGCATGTATCGAGCGGGAATGAGATAATTCAATATTAATGTTCATTCTAATAGACATCTAAAATTAATTGTAGTTTTGTTCACAATTTAATTATCATCGTCGTTATGTAAAATGCGGCTTGAGGATTTATTAAGGCTGACTATGTCAAATTCGGGTATATTTTCTATACGAACGAATGATATTAGATGGTTCGTTATTAATTACGGGCCTCCTGCTTCTGGCAAGACTAACGTAAAAACCACTCAAGAAATTGTAAATTTAATAGATTCGAATTTTTCAGATATAGATGTAGACACTATCGTTTCCGACATCTATTTCTATCGAGGCGGTACCGATATTGCCGATCTCGATCAACGAACGTATTGGCAATTACGTTCGGATGCAGATGAACAATCTAATAAAATGTTGGTAAACGCTATAATTTTTAGAAATAATATTATATGGGAAACAACTGGCAGAGATAGATCGTATATTAAATACGTAATAGATTTCGTTAAACAATACGGATATCATGTTCTTCTAACGATTCCGTACTTGTTTTTAGAAAACGAAATAATACGATGTAAATCTCGTAAGCAGCCCGCGGATTGTTCGTTGGAATATATCTCGGATATAAGACTAAAATCTTACAATAATTTTGAACACGTCGCGAAAGATTGCGATAGAGTAATGGTGTTCGATAATAATAGTAAATTATTTGTAATTTACGATTCTACTAAACCGGGTTGTGGAAATTTAAATAGCGTATTATCAGATCTCAACCAATCCGGTCTTCACACATTTATACTTAAAAAATGTATACCGAAAAAGACGCGCGCTCGGAAATATAAACAAACGAATTAACACAACCCGAATAAAATGGAAGATGACGCGTACGATTACGACGACGAACAATATTTACCAGAAGTAGACGTGTTCAATAGAGTGGTATTCGATGATGACGATAGTTTGGACAAAATTGCTCTTGAAGCGGGCGTGCACGCTGAAAATAGAAAAAAGGGTGATATGTTTGTGAGTAAAATATGGAGGTTTTACGTATACGTAAACGCCGCTGCCCGTAGATTAATCGACGAAGAAATTATACCGAACATATCGGTAAAAGAAATTCCGATTGTTTTAAAACAAATTAAATTAATCAACAATCCGCAATATAAAAATCCGGACGCTTTTTTTTGCGGATATTCGGTAAGTCGAAATGGAAAGATCGATACAAAATTGCTTGAACATATCGTAAATACGAGCAACGGTGCCATCAAAAATACCGATATACTTCGATACGGTCGATTATGGCTTAAAACTTTAAAAAAGTTAAAATAGTATCGTCGAATAATGAAAAGACGCTAATCGGTGCGAAAAGGTTCATCGTTAAATGTGACGATGAACCACGTATACTAACTATTACACGTTAACGAAATTAAATTGTAAATTTATTTCACGACCATTTTCAGAACTTTTTATCGTATATGTTTGTGAATTAACATTATCTGATTTACCTAATTTTTTGATTATATTAGGTAAATTGGCGTTTTTACCTAATTCGTTTGCTTCGTTTGTATTTGTATTTTGGTTGGATTTAGTAGGAGATTGTTGAGCTGCACCGATAGGAATTTTACTTTCGCCAATTTTAGCGGGCCCGAATGTTGTAAGAGGAATTTTACTTTCGCCAATTTTAGCGGGCCCGAATGTTGTAAGAGGAACTTTACTTTCGCCAATTTTAGCGGGCCCGAATGTTGTAAGAGGCGAACGAGGTCCCTCGGTTGTAGCAGGTGGTTTAAAAGGAAATGATCCAAATGTTGTAGGGGGCGGTCCTTCGGTTGCAACAGGTGGTTTAAAAGGAAATGATCCAACTGTCGTAGGGAGAACTTTACTTTCGCCAATTTTAGCGGGCCCGAATGTTGTAGGAGGAACTTTACTTTCGCCAATTTTAGCAGGCCCGAATGTTGTAGGAGGCGGTCCTGCGGTTGCAGCGGGTGGTTTAAAAGGAAATGATTCAACTGTTGTAGGGGGAACTTTACTTTCGACAATTTTAGCGGGCCCGAATGTTGTAGGAGGCGGTCCTGCGGTTGCAGCGGGTGGTTTAAAAGGAAATGATCCAACTGTTGTAGGAGAACGAGGTCCTTCGGTTGTAGCAGGTGGTTTAGGCTGGGATTCTTTGGTTTGTGGTTTTTGCGAAACGGGATTGCGTTTAGCCGATTGAATAGTTTGGGGTTGTAACACGGCGGAGGGTGTTGTAGGAATTGGTTCACCACGTTTTGCGTTAAGGAGTTGTTTTGTCGAAGGTGTTTTAGTGGTAAGTGATTGTTTTTCTTGAACACGTTTTTTTGGAAGTACGGTAGATGGTGAAATATAAGTATATTTAGTTCCGGTCGGTTTTTTGGGATTTCTATACGGGTTTTTACCGGTTGATGAAGGTATTAGTGTATTAGTCCAAATACCAGTAGATTGGTAAACTCCCGGATTATCAGGTCCTTGTAGGTCGGACGAAGGTTCATATCCAGCCGGAACTATTATTGGGGGTATATTTAGATTCGATTCCGATTTCGGACCTTTAAACTCAAAAAGTTCCTCCCATGGTTCGCGGGGTCCGCGTGGTTGTTCTATACCACCGTGTAAACCCCATACATCGGCTATTGGTTTGTTCGGATAGGTAATTCTTAACGGATGAGTTATAGGTAACGTAGATGGTTTAGGTTTAGTTCTGAGCGGAGAAAATGGTTTAGCGAGTTCAGGCGATTTTGGCGATTCTGGCTTAACGGTTATATATGAGGTTGGCTTAAACGTGGGGTAAACTCCGAATTTATGTACAGTGGGTTCAGGTATGTTATATTTAACAGAACTTTTATATAATGGAGAGAAATTGAACGGATTTGGTGCTTGTTGACCAAAAGCAGTTTCACCCCATTTTGATTGCGTACGAAACTCAAACGGCTGTTTAGAGGCGAATTTATCTATGAATGGATTTGATGCTTGTTGGCCGGAAGCAGTTACACCAAATTTTGAACGCACAATATCCGTTGCATTTTTATTACCGAACTGACTCGATGCTTGTTGGCCAAACGCAGTTCCACCCCATTTTGATTGCGTAAGATTCGTTTGATTAATAGGGGTGAATTTGTTACCGAATGGATTCGATGCTTGTTGTCCGAAAGCAGTTACACCAAATTTTGAACGCACAATATCCGTTGGATTAACAGGTGTGAATTTATTACCGAATGAATTCGATGCTTGTTGGCCGGAAGCAGTTACACCAAATTTTGAACGCACAATATCCGTTGCATTTTTATTACCGAACTGACTCGATGCTTGTTGGCCGAAAGCAAAGTTAGAATTAGTTAAATTACCAGGGGCGAGTTTATTACCGGTATTGACAGAAAATTGTGATTCGTGTGCAATTCGATTTTTACCTTTATTAAATCCAACGGGCGACTGTGGTCCTTTTTTATCGGTAGGTTTGCCAAATGTAAATGGAGGCTGAGTTGTTTGCCCGATATTAAACGAAAATCCACTTGCATGAGCCTGTTCTGTTTGTTTAACAGTCTCCGACTGTTTGGTTTTAGCTTGTTGTTTTTTAGTTTGCGATCCGGGATTGGGGTGGGTGATTCCGAGTGGCGTAATCGTCCCTCCGGTTGCTCCATGGCCGAATGGATTTTTGTTTGGTCCAAATGAAGTTGGTCGCCCTCCGGTTGCTCCAAAACCGAATGAAGGTTGTCCTCCGGTTGCTCCAAAACCGAATGAAGGTTGTCCTCCGGTTGCTCCAAAACCGAATGAAGGTCCTCCGGTTGCTCCATGGCCAAATGAAGGTCCTCCTGTTGCTCCAAAACCGAATGAAGGTCCTCCTGTTGCTCCAAAACCGAATGAAGGTCCTCCGGTTGCTCCAAAACCGAATGAAGGTCCTCCGGTTGCTCCAAAACCGAATGAAGGTCC